AAGGAAGTTCCCCCTAAACTTAATTTTTCGATACCATATAATAGTAATCCAGCCCGGGCAAAAAGTCAATGAAATCCCTAGGATTTATGCCTATCTCTTGACAATTTCGCCGGAATTGCATATAATAAAAAGGCTGTTTCGGCTAATCAGCCTGCTGTAAGAAGTTCTTTTTACATTCCTTCGCCGTCTTTTTTAGAAAAAGTAGTTTTCGCGGCGGCTTGACTAAAGCATCTGTTTCAGATACAAACGTGCCAAGGCTTCTCCGTGTGCAGGAACTATTTTAGCCGTAAGCATTTTAAAACCGGGGTGTAGCGCAGTTGGTAGCGCGCCTGCTTTGGGAGCAGGATGCCGGGGGTTCGAATCCCTTCACTCCGACCAAATTGGAACCCGCATGACTGCTGAAAAACTCAGTGTTCATGCGGGTTTTCCGTTTTATACGTATTTAATAAATCCGAAACGAAACCGTCTAAACCGGCTGAAAACCGCTCGAAAATTGTGCAACAGTGGACATAGAGTGGACATTTTAAAACGCTTGTTCCGCTTTTTGTTTCGGTACTTTTGCACCTAATTTTTCCCTTGCGCTTTCTAATGCGGAAGGGGATAAATGAGTGTATCGCATAGTCATTTCAGGCGTTGCGTGCCCCATTAAGTATTGAACAGTTCTAACATCTACTCCTGCGGCGATAGCGTTAGTAGCATAAGTGTGCCGAAGCTGATGGCTAGTAAAATTATATTGCCTAGTCACATCTGGTTTCACTCCTTTTCGCATCCGCCCCGCCGATACTTTTGCTGCAACAGATATCCCATTTACTGCATCTAAAAGACATTCCCACAAATGAATAAACTCTCCTTCGGTTAAGATACCTTTAGCTCCAGGGAACACATATATCCTTCCTGTAATTGAATTTTTATTTTGCTCTTTCCAAGCAGTTAATTCAGACGCATATTTGATTGGAATTGGCACTTGGCGAATACCGGAAACCGTTTTGGGTTCTTTTACTCGTTTTCCTTTAAAATCATAAGCTTCCATCACCGTCAAAACGAGATTGTCTAAATCAACATTTTTCCAGCGCAGTGCCGCCGCCTCTTCCCTCCGCAAGCCACAATTTAGCTGCATCAAAGCAAACATTCGCGCTAATGGAAGCCGCTCTGCCCGATTTTTATCCAGTTTATTATTTGCATCAATGGGTTTAACATTCCATAAAAGTCTTTCTTCGTCCGGTGATATAGCCTCTCTTTGCGTTTTGGGGGCGTTTTGAGGCGCGTTGACATCATCAGCAATATTGATCATCATGGCGTGATTTTTTCGAGCTAAACGGCATATTTGTGAAGCCGTTTGAATGACTAAATTTATTGTTCTTCTGGATAGACCGTCTTCAGCCATTTTAGTAACAATTTGAACCAAGTCAATAGATGTCAGCTTAGTTATCTTAATAGGATTTAGTACAGCTAGGTGCTTTAATGCTCCATTGTATACACCTTGCGCCGACTTCCCAATGGAAGGGTACTTTAAAGTTTTCCACACATCAGCCCAGTATTTCCATGTGCTTTTTTCATCGGTTACAGCCAATCCCATGCCTTTCTGGATCCTTAGCTGGGCTATTTTTTCTTCAAGTTCTTCCTTGGAATGTCCATAAACAGATTTTACAATAGCTTTTCCATTTTCGTCTCGTCCTAAAGTGATTCTTTTTCTATATAACCCTGATGTATGTGTCGTTTTTCTTTTGCGTCCCGCCATAATAAAAACCACCTCCAAAGTAAGACTTGCCAAGCCTACCCCGAAAGTGGTATAATTTCATTGTTCGGACGCATTATCCACTTTGGGTAAGCTGTTCTATTTTCGCCGCTCGTTTCTGCGCCAACAGAAGCGGGCGGCTTTTTCTTTTTAGAGAACTTTTTCTGAAATCATTTGGCAAATCTGTGACACATTAGCTTGCGAGACAAACTCAAATTTTACTTTTCCCATTCCACTGAACCAAAGTTCCAGTTCACTGTCCAAATCAAGAACTCCAGCGGTTTCTACAGAAAACGCCTGAATTTTGCTATATGGAAGCGAAGTAAAATCTTTCTTTTTCCCTGTTACGCCTTGGACATTAATTGCAATAATTCTTTTGTTCGTGAAAACCACACCGTCTCTCATTCCGCGGTATGTGCCGAGGATTCCTTCCCCGCTTACAAACAAAGGGGCAACCATTGCTTCGAAGTCTGAATTCGGTACAGGTTTTAATTTCATAAAGCTTGCGTTATTAAAGTCAATCATTTTAGACGCTCCTTTTATTCTCCCTACTGGTTACAACCGGTGAGGGATTTTTTATTTAATTGCTACAGGCATTATTTTTTGACATAACATTCTCGCGCATTTTTGATTTTTATAGTTCTGTCACGCTTTCGCTGTTTCTAGAGGCAATTTCATTTACCATTTTTTCAAATTGACCTGCACCATAATGCTTAGCCTCTCCGTCATAAGGTTTTGTCAAAACCATTTGCAAAAACGTTAAATTTTGTACTTGTCCTTCTTTATCTTTGTAAGTAAGAATTCCCACCCATTTTTTTGTGGCTTTATTTTTGGCAGAAGCCGCTCCGACAATAGCTCCTGTAACTCCAAATAAAGCACCACCAGCTAATGCGCGTAATCCAGCATTTCCTCTGTCAGATAACTTTGTTTCGTCTTCTAACATAAAACTGACAATTCGGTTATAAGGCAAGGTTATTGCGGTTTCTTCATATTGAATTTTCAGCACTTGTCTTTCGGGTTCCAATGAAATTCCTACGTTTTTGCCAGCGGGGATTCTACCGATTGCCTGTAAGGTTTGCCCTAGAAAAAATGCATTAGCCTCTTTCTTAGCTTTCTTTTCTTCTTTCGACTTAAACAACCCCATAAGATGAACCTCCTCGTTTAGAAGTCTTACCGTCTAACCCATAACATTAAAAATACAATTCCGTTGCTAGATTTCCATAAGTATACAAGCAAACGGCTTTTCTCATAAATTCTTCTGTCACGTCAAAGTAATCCGCTAAATCCCATATCTCTGTGTGTCCATTTGCAACAGCTTCATCAAGTTCTTTCTCTGTAATCAGTTGCTTAATAGCCCATTTATTCGCTCTGTTCTCGTGTTTCTGTCTCACATCTAAAGGACTATGTACATTATAAAATGAATTAGTTTCTATATGCCCCATTTCGTGAGCTAAGCACACCTTTGCTTCTGTAGTGCTCTCGATATGATCTGTATCTAATGCAACCCACCCTTGAGGCAGAGCCAGAGATTTTGTATCCCGCATAGTAAAGTAATCTATCTCTATTCCGAATTGCTCAGCAAGCTGGCAAAGACGAAAAAGTGTCATTCTTACTCCCTCTTCTGTTGCGACTTCTTAAATTTAATATAGTCTAACACGTCTTGTTTTTGTTCGTCCGTCATTTCTTTGACCTCACCGAATAAGGCGAAGTCTATTCCTTCTAGCTGCAAATCAAGCTCATCGCTTTTAGTGGTGGGCTCTTTTTTTTGCTCATTTCCAAGAAGGTAGTCCATAGATACCTGAAAATAATTCGAAATTTTGCCTAAATTTTTTGTGGATAAAATTGCGGTTCTCCCATTTTTTAAATCGGTCAGGTTGCCTCTAGGAATACCGGCTTCCTTGCACATTTGTGTCATATTTATCCCCTGACTCTTACATAAATCTTCAATTCTGTTATACATTTCGTTCAAATTTGCCACCCCGTTTTAGGTATAATGACAAAATTACTTTATTCCTTAAAAACAGTGCAAAATACGCTTGATTTTTACTGTTTGAAGTAATATAATAACATCAGACGGACGGAATGAAGTAATTTATCTTATCTGCAATTAGATTATATTACTATTTCCCGTAAATGTCAATCGCATTATATGGGAGGTGATCGACAAGATGGCACAATTTACTGTATTTGGTAAAGATATAAAAAAGAGGCTAATCGATTTAGAGCATACACAAGTGTGGCTAATTGAACAAGTAAGACAAACAACTGGGCTCTATTTTGATGATTCTTATTTATATAAGATTCAAACCGGACAGTTAGCAACGCCAAAAATCGTCTCAGCTATCAGGGATATTTTAGAGTTGCCAGGCGACGAAAAGGAAGCGGGGTAAAAGGGGAACGAATTTATTGAAAGAGAGAAAGAAAAGAATCGATAAGACCTACCCAATGTTCAATCAGTACGCCGATGATGAAAGTTATAAGAGGTATAAGCACAGACAGTACAGAAATCTTATTATCAAATCTTTGCTGGCGCTCGTTCTTGGCCTGTTGTTCGAGTATTTGTTCTTGTGAATGCAGATACGCCTTTCCTGCTTCGCTGGTATATATGACGGTCTGATTCAGCGCAACAGGCTTTTCGCAGAGACCTTGCGAAATCAGAAAGCGGACGATTGCCTTTTCTTCCTGGTTGCACAAAAGCAAATCTACGCCACTTAACGAACGTTTCAACATTTCTATTTGTTCCTGTGTCATATTTACCTCCATCTATCAGGTTGATAAGTACAAGCAAAGAATACTACGCCTATTCCCCATCAGTCAAGGGGTTGGGCAAAGCAGAACGAAAAGGAAGCGGGGTGAGGAAATAAAACAATAAAAGCAACCCGCCGTGGTGGAGCCGGATACTAGCAAACATTATCTTAGAGAAGCGTAACAAGAAAAAATGAGAAAAGAAGGAGAAAACTTATGAATAATGAAAAGAATCTGTTATTTATGAATAACCCTAAGCATGTTTCAGCGAAGAAAGAGCTGGACAAAATTGTACAGCATATTCAAGCAGACATCAGTTGGGAAGGAAACGCTCATTATTATTTGACGGTTTTACCTTCGCTTCTTAATCAGTTAGAAAAGGCCTATGATAATCTTACTGCGATAGAAACTGCTCTAATTGCAGAACTAGAAGGACAGAAGAACGCCTGACTTTAACTTGCTGGATAAGCCGCTACAGGCAAAAAGGAAGCGGGGTGAGAGATATGAAAATTACGATCAAGGCGGAGCCAAAAGAAATAGCCGCCCTTGTAGTAGCGATACAAGAGCGGACTGTATTGTCGGATAACCTTATTGTGGAAAGAGATTCACTTATTACTGTACCTGAGGGAATCTGTGAACCTAAATTCCAAAATAAGTCTTGAGCTTTAACAATTCAAAAGATTTTATGATAATCCCCAAGTTAATAAATGATTGGACAACTGGTTGTTGTGTGGAAGCAGTATTTGATATATCTACTAACTTCCCTATCTCCTGTATTATATCGCGGGTCTGGAGGAAAGACAAGTAGAAGGAAGTGGGGTGAAAAATTGAGGACAAACAAAAGAAAAGCTCCTATTGGGCCACAACAGGAGCAAATCGAGCATTTGGAATTCTTGACTTTTATATTATGCATTTTGGTCAACACTCTCACAGTCACTGTTTTATTGTTGTCCTATAGATTTAATAGTTTTCGTGATTTTATCATTGATATTATTTACCAGCAATCCGTTATTTTCCAAAATCTGAGTAAGATCTTGTGTTGAAAGTAAGAAGGTGATGAATAAAAAAATGAAACAACTCAAAAAATCGATTATCTGTTTTTTGTTATTGCTATTAATTCCAATTCTACTATCTGGTTGTCAAAATTCAATCACACAAGGGGAAGTAATCGAAAAAGAATTTACTCCATCACATACAGAGGTAATGTTAGTCCCACTTGTTCACAGCAACGGAAAAACATCATATACAACTCTTGTGCCTTTTATCTATTCCTATTCGGATTCATGGAAGATAACAATTCAAAGCTATGATAAAGAAACCGGGGAAAATTCAACAGCAACATATCGCGTAACAGAGAACGTCTATAATTCAGTCGAAATTGGATCCGAGTTTATATACGACGAAAATATGAAACCGAGTGAACCTGAATACATTAGAGAAAGGCAATAAAACTTCTAATAAAATAGCCGCACTCAGGCGATAGAAAGGAGAAAAATACATGACACTTGAAGACCGAACACTGGTCAAAGAAATTGCTACCGAAATAAGAACCAGATTTAACTGCGAAACTCTCAATGCCAAACAGTTTTCTGAATATTTAGGCAGAGAAAGCGAATATGTTTGTGCCAAAATCAGTCAACGTAAATTGCCGGGGTTTAAAGACGGAAGAACCTATGTAATTCCAATTGATGCAATAGCTCTATGGATCGTAAGACTTTCGAAAACTAAGGATTTTCAGTAAAGGAGGACAAGCACATGAACGCAGACAACAGAGAAAGAGTTCGGAAAATAGTGGATCAGGACGGTTGGAACATCATTTGGATAGGTGCAAAAATGCCATGTGAGTTTTTTGATGAAGAGGTTGAACTTCTCTATGAGGATATGAACGGCCAGCCTTGTATTTGCTATGCGATTTATACCTATGACAAAAGCGGATTTTACCATAACCCATATTTTCAGAGAAAATCTGACGGCGCAAAAATGGGTCGGTGCATTGCATGGCGTAAATCTCTTAAAGAGGCGTAAAACCATAAAGGAGGACAAGCACATGAGCACAAAATTGATGGTGGCGTTTATCATTCTGGCTGTATGGAGCGCCGTATTCACAGCGGCATATATTGGCGAGCGGTACCGGAACCGGAAGCTGAGGAACGCTTTAAAAAAGAAAAGGAGCCGGTATGCAGCAGGTCATTATCAGCAAATTCACTGAGCCCTCTCCGTGCTTTGGCTGTACGAAACGGACGCCGTTTTGCCACGGAATAGGCCAATGCGAGCCTTTCACCGCTTGGAGGACCAGGAAAGAAGCTTTTACCCAAGCGGAACAAGCAAAACGCAGAGGTTGCCAAACAGCCAGGGACCAACGCTCAGAACAGGTCTACAAGCAGTTTAAAAAAGATCATCTACCAGGGAGGTCAAAAGGTTGGAGATAGTCAAAAGGCAGAGAGGCCGGAACATTCCATTTTACTTCACGATCACGCCGGACGAATACATAGAAATGAAAAAGGCCGATTGTGAAATAGACGGTAAGGAAAGCGCCGACAGGCGCGCGGCCTGGCACAGACAAAAGAAAAGCCGCGGCCCGGCTGCAACCAGGAACGCGGCAAACAAAAATACTGTATCTACATATTAAACCAAAACAGGAGGTTTGTCAAATGGACATATTAGAATTTTATCATGAGTTGCTAAACCTAATCGAAAATAACGATTGGGAAGGACTAAAGGCCGCAAAGTTCAATCGCACCCCTGGGATTTTGTATAAGCCGATTGAATTGGAATTTACACTTGATAACGAATCCTACACCTTAGAGGTGAGCAAAAATGAAAACCCTTGATAACGGTCTCTCTCGGGCGGAATTTGAGTACCTGTATGATACCGATAACAAGGAACCGGAAACGGATAAAAGCCCGGAATACGAAGCCCTGGAGTGGCTGAAGGAGGTATATTATGCCTACCAAGAATATCGTTGAGTTTACCAGATATATTGTACCAACAGAAATTGCATTCAAGAACGGTATCGAGTGCTGTGAATGGTGTAATCGCAGCTTTATGAATATGAAACGGCATATTGAGTGTGGTCTTACCCATGAGGAAATAGTCAGCCCTAGAGATTCCATCGGGTGGAACTGCCCGGTCAGAAAACTAGAAAAGGAGGAATAGCATTGGGAATTCCCGTGTTAATTTTAGGGGAATCCGGCTCCGGAAAATCCGCGTCGCTTAGAAATTTTAAGCAAGGAGAAATCATGGTTTTTAACGTGGCAAACAAACCGTTTCCCTTTCGGGAAAAACTTGACCGTATCGATAAATCCGGATACCGGGCTATTTTTGAGGAATTTAAGGCCCAAAAATACAAACGGTATGTGGTGGACGACAGCCAATATCTTTTGGCGTTTGAATCGTTCGCAAAGGCAAAGGAAAACGGATATCAAAAATTTACGGATATGGCCCTGCACTTCTACTCTTTAATCAAAACCGTTACAGAAGGGCTGCCGGACGATACCGTGGTGTATTTCCTGCACCATGTCCAAAAAACTGACTATGGAATAAAAGCCAAAACCATCGGTAAAATGCTGGACGATCAGTTGACCGTTGAGGGATTGTTTTCAATCGTTCTCATGGCTGAGTTTGACAATGGACGCTATTATTTCCGAACTCAAACCAACGGAAACGATACGGTAAAAAGCCCTATCGGCATGTTTGACCGGGAAATTGATAACGATCTGAAGACAGTCGATCAAAAAATCCGGGAATACTGGGGGATTTGATATGGCACGGTTTATTGATTTCCGCCCGGATCATTCCGTCCCCGGCCGGAGGGAAACCGGGGAAGAATTTATAAACGCCAAATATATTAAAAAGGTGTATTTGGCGCTGCCGTTTCGGAACGAAATTCGGATTGATACGGTAGATAAAAATGGAAATACCCTCTCTTTTACCGAGCGGTATAAAAACGCTAAAGATTGCAGAGCCAGAATGAATGAGCTCAAAAGAAAATTAAACATATTTTAGGAGGTACATAACAATGAAGCCAGTAAACAATTGGGACCAGGTAAAAGCAGCGTCGGACCGCCAGCAGCTTCCAAAGGGCGGGTATGTCTGTAGGATCATGAACGGTGAAATCAAAACCTACAATGGAACAAAAGGAACTTTTGAGCGCCTTGAGATTAGTATCGACGTTGCGGAAGGTGAATTCAAGGATTTTTACGCTGCGGATTACCGGGGACAGAATCAGGAAGATAAAAAATGGCGCGGGGTCTTGCGCCTTTATGTTCCCAAGGACGACGGCAGCGATATGGACGAATGGACCAAATCCAAGCTGAAGGCCGCAACCAACGCGGTTGAGGACAGCAATCAGGGCTATCACTGGGATTGGAACGAAGCCGGGTTAAAAGGAAAGCTTGTCGGCTGCCTGATTCGGAACGAGGAATGGGAATACAACGGGAAAACAGGCTGGAACACAAAACCCTTTAAATTTGTGCCTGTCTCTGATATCAAAAACGGAAAGTTTGAAATTCCAAAGGACAAGCCCTTGAATAAAAAAACATCTAATTCTGATGATTCTGGAATCGTAAGCGCCAACGCCGGAATCGATTCTTATCTGGAAGACCTCCCGTTTTAGCCTATGGACCATTTTGATGTAAAACGTTCCCTGGACAGCATGGTGATCCTGGTGGATACCAGGGAGCAGGATACCCCTTCCCTGCGCCGAAGGCTGGAGCTTATAAAATGCCCCTGGGAACGCCAAAAGCTGGATTTTGGGGACTATTCCGCAAAATGCAGACTGCCAGACGGGGAATGGCTTGACCTTTCCCCAAAGGTAGCAGTCGAACGGAAAATGAGCTTTGACGAGCTGTGCGCCTGCTTTTGCAGAGGAAGGCAGCGCTTTACCAGAGAGTTCGAGCGGGCCAGAAAAGCAGGAGCCACCGTCTACCTGTTAATCGAAAACGCCTCCTGGGAAAACGCGTTTGCCGGAAAATACCACAGCAAAATGAACCCAAAATCGTTTATCGCAAGTATGACGGCATGGCTCGCCCGGTACCGCTGTCAGCTCATATTCTGTAAATCGGAAACGACGGGGGTTTTAATCCATGAAATCCTTTATCGAGAATTAAAAGAGGTTTTAGAAAGCGGGGCGGAAAACTTTGGCAGTACAGCTTAACGGGTTTGTCAAGATCCATAGAAAGCTGGTTCAATGGGGCTGGTATACGGATAATGTGGTCAAAGGCGTGTTTTTACATATCCTTTTAACGGCTAATTTTAAGCCGATGGAATGGCAGGGAAGGACAATTTTTCCGGGCCAATTGGTGACAAGTGTTGCCAGAATGGGCGCTGATTTAGGATTTTCACCCCGGCAGGTAAGAACCGCTTTAGACAAGTTAAAATCGACAAACGAAATAACAATCGAAACGACAAACAGATATAGTTTGATAACGGTTACAAATTGGGAAGAATATCAAACTTTATCCGAAATACAGGCAAACAAAAAGGCGAAGTATTCCGCAAACAAATGTCAAACAGATGACAAACAAATGACAAACAAACGACAACAACGTAAGAATGATAAGAAATATACTTCGTATATAAAAGAAGAAAAGAAGGCGGCTGCGCCGCAGGAGGTATTTCCTCCGGGAATTGAAACGCAGGAAGAGCTGGAGGCGTTAAAGGCCAGACTGAGGGAGTGAGAAAATGCCTTATGAATTAAAGCGGGAGGATATCCTTGGTTTGGCTCGGAGGTTAAACGCCGAAACGCATGAAAAGGGAGAAGAGCTGTTTTTTAAATACTGCCCTTTCTGCGGCGGGGACGGTCATGACCGCAACACCTTCAGCATCAACTTGAAAACCGGAATGTTTAAATGCTTCCGGGCTTCCTGCGGAAGACAAGGCCATTTCGTACAGATGGCCAGAGAGTTTTCTTACCCTTTGGATTTTCAAGCGTCCGGGAAAAGCAAAACGGTTTACAGGGCGCTTCCTCAAAAAGAAATCCAGGTGCGCGATCCGGCTGTCATTTATCTGGAATCCAGAGGGATCAGCCGGGAAACCGCGAAACGGTATCAGATCACTACCCGAAAGGATATGCCGAATGTTCTGGCTTTCCCTTTTTACGATCAAGACGGCGTGCTCCGGTTCGTGAAATACCGTAAGACGGATTTTGATAAATCCAGGGATAAAAACAAGGAATGGTGCGAAAAGGACACCATGCCGATTCTGTTCGGAATGAAGCAGTGCGTTGATTTTGAGACACTGGTTATCACAGAGGGACAAATAGACAGTTTAACGCTGGCTGACTGCGGGATCAAAAACGCGGTTTCTGTGCCCACGGGAGCGCTTGGATTCACCTGGCTGGAAAACTGCTGGGACTGGGTTTTGAAATTTAAAGAGGTTGTTGTTTTCGGAGACTGCGAAAACGGAAAAATCACCGTAGCGGACGAGCTTTCCAAAAGGCTTCCGATGCCGGTAAGGGTTACCCAGCCGGAGGATTATTTCGGAGAAAAGGACGCCAACGACATTTTAAGGCGCTATGGAAAAGAGGCTGTAGTTTCCGCCGTACATAACGCGAAGCTGAAGCCTGTAAACCGGGTCAAAGAACTGGCGGACGTTCAGGCGGTAGACATTTACAGCATGGAGCGGATTTTCACCGGAATTAATGAAATCGACCGTATTATTGGAGGTTTCTATTTTGGACAGGTAATTCTGCTGACCGGAAAACGCGGCGAAGGGAAAAGCACATTTATGAGCCAGCTGATTGTGGAAGCTTTGGAACAGGGATACAAAACCTTCGCGTACAGCGGTGAGCTGACGGATTATCACTTTAAGCGCTGGCTGGATTTTCAGGCGGCAGGGCCGGACAACATTGTATCAAACAAAGATCAATTCGGAGAAGAAACCTACCTGTTAACCAATGAAGTGATCGACAAGCTTAACAGTTGGTATCGCGGAAAAGCTTATCTTTATGATAATTCAGCGGTGATCGAAAGCGAAGAATTAGAATCTCTGCTTGTCACCATAGAAAAAGCGGTATGCCGGTATGGAATCCGGTTTGTGTGTATTGATAATTTAATGACCGCCCTTGATGTGGATATGAGAGACGACCTCTACCGAGCGCAGTCAAAGTTTTTGAGAGAATTAAAGCTGCTGGCATACCGCCACAATATTGTGGTTCTTTTAGTGGCACACCCCAGAAAAATGAAAGACGGAAATTTTGCTAATGACGATGTTGCCGGCAGCGGGGATATTACAAACCGGGTTGATGTAGTGATGTCATATTCCAGAAGCGAAGACGAAGCCTGTGACAGTAAGCTCGCTATTACGAAAAATAGGCTTACCGGCAGGCTGGCAATGGGTGAAAATCAGATCAAGCTGTTTTACAGCAATAAATCCAAACGGATTACCAGCGTTCGGTCTAACGGCAAAAATTACAGCTGGCAGTCTGAAAAGGAAATGATTGAATCTGGTCTGCTGGACTTGCCGTTCTGAGGTGCGATATGACATTCGATGAATTATCTCTTATGGCTTTTCGCAATGATCCCCTTCCCCGCTTCGCAAAACTACATGAAACAACCGCGTATTTCGGTCTGCAAAATATTTACTGGAGCTACGAGCACCGTTTTATTTCAAAGGATCAGGCCGCAAAGCGTAAGAAGGAGCTTCAATATAGGTTTGAAGACGAAGTAAAAAAGCATGAGGATTCTTTAAAAGACCACCAATACATCGATCATATTCGTGTAGCGTTCGGCGGACAGTTCAAGGCTGTGAAAGAGAGCGGCTGTCCTGTATGCAGGCGGCTCATTGAGATTTTGGACGGGAGGAATTTAAGTGAAGGCCAGGATTCCTAATTCAGCCAAGCTTACAAAAAAACAATTACAAGCCGCTGAAAGTTATTCCCGTCAGGTAGTAAAAGCGGATCAGGAAAGGCTTCTGCGCCAGTACTTTAAATTGATGTGCTATGTGCTGAACCGTAACTTCGGCTTTGGTTCGAAGAGATGCCTAGCGGTAATCAATGGAATCAGCAGGCTTTCCGCCGAACACGATCAAGACGAAATCTTTTGGGAACATTTAGACCGGGTGATCGTTGATGAAATGAAGCTCGATTTTGAAAGAGATTAACCCCGCCGCAAACAGGCGGGAACGGAGGACAAAAGCAATGATTAAACCAAGCACTGACACGGAGCCAGCAGCGGAAAACAGGGACAAAATTATTCTGGACTTATGCGGCGGCACGGGCTCCTGGTCAAAGCCGTACAAAGAGGCCGGATATGATGTGAGGCTGATCACTCTGCCGGAATATGATGTATGCACCTATGCGCCGCCGTTTGAAAATGTTTATGGGATTCTGGCTGCCACGCCGTGCGATGAATTTTCAATCGCAAAGCATTTTCACGGAAAAGGAAACTATACGCATAATTTCAAAGCGGGGCTGGAGGTGTGCTCTGCGTGCTGCAGGATTATACTTACGTGCCGGCCCAGGTTCTGGGCGATAGAAAATCCGGCAAACGGACTGCTGAGGCGCTGGCTCGGTGAACCTGATTACACCTTTGACCCCTGGCAGTTTGGGCACAGCTATCAAAAGCGGACTGCGCTGTGGGGTAACTTTAATGCTCCGAAGGCCTTTGTCGAAGCAAAGCCGGAAGGAATGAAGAAATTTTCCATGCTTCACAGCAAAGAAATTTATCCGGAGTTTTACGGTGTCTATACCCGTCAGGAACGCAGGGCAATCACGCCGCCTGGCTTCGCAAGGGCATTTTTTGAAGCAAACCGGTGAAGGGAGGACAAAGGCAGTGAGCATAAAAACTTATGACCAGTTTTTCGATGCAGAGGATAAGGAGGCAAATCATGACTGAATTAAAACCACGTGGGATTTATCGCGAAGCTCTGAATAAATGGGGTGCTGAAGCTCAAACACTTATGGTTTTTGAGGAAATGTCAGAACTGCAAAAGGAGCTTTGTAAGCACGCCAGGGGCAAAGATAACCGTGAAGCTATTGCCGAAGAGATCGCGGACGTTCAAATCATGTTGGAACAAATGATGATTCTTCACGATTGTGAGGATTTAGTAGAAGTACAAAAATTCAAGAAAACACACAGATTAAAGATTCGCTTGGAACAGGAGGATTGACTATGGCGAGATACTTTAAGATTACAGAGATTGATTGCGACAGCTTTTTTCAATGTACTGGTGAAGAACTGGATTGTTCCCAATTAGTTGTACCTGTAATTGGATATGTCTTTGTTGCTGTTGACGATACCGACGAAGATGAAATCTCTGTTCCTTTAGACAGCTTTGACGAGGAGGATTGACGATGTCTGAGTACATAGAAAGGGAATTTGCGCTAAATGTTCTCTGTCGAGAGAATTGCGGACATGACTATGAAGCAAATAAATGTAATAACTGTTATACATCAAATTTTATCAATTATCTTCCCACCGCAGACGTAGCAGAGGTGAAGCATGGGAAGTGGATAAAGTGTTCTGTAATTAAGTGTTCAGTATGTGGTTCATGCACGGATATCCAATCAGATGAAGCATATGAAAAATTTATAGAATCTTATTACTACTGCCCTGTATGTGGATCAAAACTTGACTTGGAGGATTAGCTATGGCAAAGGTCGAAGTAACGGATTATGTGTCAGAACTACGCGCAGAATATCAACAAGGCTTTCAAGATGGTTATGCTTCGGCGTGGAGAGAGATTCAGAATGTTATCAAACACGCGGTAATTGAAGCGAGTATTCAAGCCTCGACGAAAAGGGAGGACTAAGCTATGACAAGGGAAAAAGCGATTGAAGTTCTTGAAAATGGTGCATGGTGGGATTTGCTTATCCCTATAACAACCATTGAAGGCAGGAAGTCAGATATCGAATTGCATGAAGCTCTTGATATTGCTATTGCCGCTCTATACCCCGTTAGTCGGGAACAGGTTGAGAAAGTGTGGAAAGGCTGTTCTTGGTGCAACAACGAAGGAAAAAAGCCAGAAAATTGGGAGTGCTCTCTTTTAGACGACTGTGGTTTTTCGGTTGTTGTTGGAGACGAAGTAGTTTGGACAAATGCTGAGTTTTGCCCAGTGTGCGGAAAACCGTTAACGGATAATGCTGCGGATACACTTATAAAGAGATTGGAGGCGCTGAAAGATGATTGATTGTTACAAATGCAAATATAGGGGAAATATCCCTGGAGATGCGCATAGTTGTTGTCGATACCCAGGTAATAAAACAGGTATGTTTGATTATTTTGAAAACGAGAACAAAAAGAACGCACAAAAGCTCAACATCAAAGCTGAACTTCACGGCATAAAGAATGGGTGGTTCTTCTGGCCGGTAAATTTCGACCCTGTTTGGCTTATCAGTTGCAATGGATTCACGCCAAAGGAGGCGCTGAAAGATGAAGAGACTGATTGATTTAGACGAACTCTTGCAATATCCACTCAGACGCGGGAGCGAACATTACGATGAGAAAAATGCTGACCCTCATTTCCTATTCGGTGTGGAATCCGTTCTGGAGTATGCACAGACATTGCCCACCCTAACCAAGCCAAATGAGCCGCTAACAATGAAAGAGCTCCGAAAAATGAATGGTCAGCCGGTATGGCTGGCTGAGAAAAAAGTTTGGGCACTTTTGCAGGTGTGGGACGATGACAATATCGATGCAGTTTTTTCAATGCCGATAGGGTGCTTTCACGCGAAACCTATAATCGGCACAAAAATTTACCGCAACCCGCTTCCAGAACCGCCTGAGGAGGATTAGTTATGAAAAAAAATGTGAGCCGGGTGATCCCAAACCCTTGTGATGAATGCGTGTGCAGTTATTGCAGATGGCGCGGGACAGACAACTGCTTACGCTGCGAATACGGGAGTTGTTTACGATGCGGAGAAAGCAGAAGAGCCAGATACCCAATTTATGAGTGCGTTGGCTACACAATGCCGCCACCCGGAATGAAGACATGTGGCAGACCTTAGTTGAACAGGTTCAGGAGGATTAGCTATGTATAAGGAATTAGTTGAAAAACTGCGGCATAGAGGAACTTTATATAATGGGATCAGCCTTTTTGATGATGCCGCCAATGCTATTGAAAAGCTGCTATTTAAATATAATTTTGCCAATATGACAAAAAAGGAAACTGACATAACACTTAAAAATGAATTTTTAAAATGTTTAAGATTGGAAGCCGAAAACAAAGAACTAAAGCGTGAAAGAGATCAGGCGGTGGAGGAACTTCATCGAAATACAGACGCTGTACCCGTAGTTAGGTGTAAGGATTGTAAATGGTTTACAATGGACAATACAGGTGGTACGTATTGCAATCATCTAACTTGTGGGTTGTTTAATGGATATGAACCAGATGCGTTTTGCAGCTACGGCGAAAGAAAGGAAAATTGATATGGCAGGCTGGCAATTATTACTTTTAGGTTATTTTTTAGGCGCACCGTTAGGCTTCTTGCTTTGTTCCGTTCTGGTGGCAAGCAAAGACCCGCCCAAACCGCACACCACTTGCAAGGACTGCGTACATAGGCATAAGAAAGAGTGCCCTTTCTCCCATATCGAATGTGATGTGACCGGAGATTCTATTTTCTGGCATACTAACAAACAAGATGACTTCTACTGCAAGGAGGCTCAGGACATTGGGCTGGCCACAAAGCGGAAATAGAAAAAGCTGTAAGGGGTGTATCTATAACAGACCTCTAACTTTTGAAGGTTCCGGGCAGCAACGCTACTGCCTATATTGCTATGATACCGGTAAGCCTAGAGGCTGCCCGCCGGAGAAGTGCGATAAAAAGATTGTCAGGAGGTTGAAAAATTGACAAAGAAGGAGTTTCTGAATCAATACCGTAATATAGAAATAATCATTGGATCAAAGCTAGATGAACTAGCGAAAACCAGAGAACGCGCTGAAAAAACAACACAAACCCTTTCTCCTGATAAAGTCAAATCTGAAAGCAGTGGAGGCCTTGAAGTTTCAATCGAAAAAATCATAGGATTGGAAATGGAGATTGCAAAAGAAATAGAATCTTTGAATATAGTGAGAGTAAAAATTGAAAAAGCTATTTCTAGCATAAATGATTATGGGCTGGAAAGTATTCTGAGATTGCACTATATCAATGGCATGTCTTGGGAAAAAGTTGCAGTTAAAATGAATTACTCTTATCGCCACACTACAAGACTACATGGAATTGCCTTGCAAAAATTGAAGATTGAGTAAGATGTCCTTGAATGTCCCTCTTGACTTATTGTATCATTAAGCTAAAGAAATAGGCAGAGGATTATTCCCCTGCCTTTTCGATATACTCCGCAATGAATTTTTTAATTTCGGTAGTCGGCTTTGTTCCGTTCTTTTCACACGCGGCCCGGAAAGCTTCCAGAACCTCCGGGCGCAAGTCTAACGGGAAACGGACATAATTTTTCCTCATATATGCCTGTTGAATCTCACTTTTGCTTTTTGCCACGCTTAAACACCTCCACAATGTCCCATACAAACACAATTAAAGTCAATCCTATTGCAAACCAGGTAAGCCAATTAAACCCATGCTGGACAGCATAAATAATATTGGCGGCGGTCAGCAGATACAGCGGCGAGTTCCTTAATAGTTTCTTCTTGCTCATATCAGTTCAATGGGGTATAATAAGGGTGGAGTTCGGGGAGCTTTCGCTCCCCTCCCTCTTAGCCCTTAGAGATTGTGTAGATTACCAAGGCGACATTTGCGAGACCTGCGAGAATCTCAACTATTGTCTTGATATCTTCCACATTCTTTGGGGGCTTTTTCTTTTTCCCCACTGGACTTTTCACCTCCTCTCCTTTGATTATATTATACACCTACGTACGTAGAATGTCAAGCGTTTTGACAAATAAATTTTAAATATTTTTCAGCCTTTTGCCATTTGGCGGAGGGCTTTTCTTATATCCAAAAACAGGAAGTGATTTTTATGTACTGTCCAAGAGATGGAAGGTGTGTTTTTGACGGCTACAAGACGGCGGGAAAGCATATTTGCGCCTTGCCTAGATGTCAATATCCCCGTGAACTAAAACAGGCCTTACAGAACCGTATAGCCAATATTTTAGGACAGCCACAGGGCAGAACCAGGCGGGCGCGGGAACTTGAACTATTAAAAGAGCAAATTAGAAAGATAACTATGCAGGAGGGATAAAAGATTATGCAAGTAGAAACGATGGACGGAACCTTTTGCAAAGGCTGCCCTTATGGAAATGTAGAAATATTACAAACAGAGTATTGCTATACAAATAATTTAGAAACCTATGTGTATATTCGATGTATTCATTATGATATGTGTAAAAGGGCTTATGGGTTAGATAGAGATGTTCAACTATAAATCTACTATATGGAAGCATAAGCAAAAAGCCATATTGCGCCGTGACGGATACATGTGCCAATGGTGCAAACGATATGGAAAGCAAGTATCAGCCACTACAGTACATCATATCAAGCGCGCTGATGAATACCCTGAGTTAGCATACACAGACAGCAATCTGATCAGCTTATGCTCCGGGTGCCACAATAAGGCACACCCTGAGAAAGCGCAAAAGACAAGAGGATATTAATCATGAATGCGCAAGAGTTTAAAGCACACATGCAATTGATATCAGTACAAGCCAGAGAAGATATAGAAACCGCACACATAAAGGCTGATGATCTTCTTTGTAATCAGTTATCTGAACTTGGATACACCGAAGGAATTAAAATATTTCAAAGCATGGAAAAATATTATGCGTAGTCCCCCCCTATCCGACGCGCCTTCCGGACGCCTATAGGGACCGGCGTGGGTAACTTTTTCCAACTCTGAGCTTAAATTTGAAGAAAGGGTGCAGTTTATGACAAAAAGCAACTGGAAAAATTTAATAAACGAGCAGATGGCTGCACTCGGTGTGCAGAACAGCGCATATAATTCGGCAATTGAAACGCTTGCGGGTATCTTGGAGCAAAGGGATAGAACCTTTAAAGAGTTTAAAGGTTCCGGCGGTAAATCCGTGATCGAATACACGAATAAAGGTGGATCCACCAACATGACAAAAAATCCTCTCCTAGTCTTGTGGGACGACTTAAACAAAAGCGCATTGGCGTACTGGCGCGAATTAGGTTTAACCCCCTCCAGTTATAAAAAGATGACTGGCGATACAGTTAAGAAAGAAAAGGCCGGAGGATTGGCCGCCGCTCTGGCAAGTGTTAAATTTGATTAAAGGGAAAAACTGGCCTGCTGTGCTAAAGTACGCCGAAAGTATAAGAGACGGGAAGAAAATCGCGTGTATTGAATTAAAACAAGCAGTTGACAGATTCTTTTGTGATTTAGAAAACCCAGATTATTACATAGACAGCAAGGGCCCGGAATTTTGTATTCAGATCATAGAAAAGACACTGTGCCACCAACAAGGGGAAAAGCTTGACGGGACACCGCTGCGTGGCACGCCGTTTCTTCTGGAGCCATTCCATAAATTCATTGTGTATAACCTTCTTGGTTTTAAACTGTCCGGCACTGATGTGGTTAGGTTCCATGAGGCATTGATCTTTATTCCAAGAAAAAACATCAAGACAAGCTTTGCGGCTGCCCTAGCGTGGGCGTTATCTCTTTGGTATCGTAAATCCGGTTCCAAGACCTATATCACCGCAGCCGCTTTGATGCAGTCTCTGGAGAGCTTCAATTTTTTAAGTTATAACATAGACCGCATGGGAGAAAACGCTAAAAACGGAGGCACGGTCAAAGTAATCGATAATAATAATGAACATTCGCTGGAATCGTCACTCCCAGACGGTTCCTTTTTTATTCGCGCGCTGGCCGCTAACCCAGATGCGCAAGATTCTTTGAACTGCAATATCGCGATCTGTGACGAAATTCACGCTTTCAAACAGCCCAAACAATACAATCTTTTTAAAGAAGCGATGAAGGCATACACCAATAAACTGCTGATCGGCATTTCGACTGCCGGAGACAACGAGCAGGCTTTTCTTGGGCAAAGACTAAAATACTGCCGGAAAATATTAGACGGCACTGTTAAAGATGAGCAATACTTTATTTTTATGTGCTGTGCCAATCCTGATAGAAACGGTGATATTGATTATACCAACCCCGCCGTCCATGAGATGGCGAATCCGGCTTACGGCGTTTCGATCAGGCCTGAAGAAATCATGAATGACAGCCTTCAGGCTCAGAATGATCCTCAGCAAAGAAAGGATTTTTTTGCGAAAAGCTTAAATGTTTACACCAACGCCCTAAAGGCATATTTCAATATAGATGAGTTTCGAAAGAGCGACCGGGCCTATAACTGGAACTTGGAACAGCTGGCAAAGCTTCCGATTGACTGGTATGGAGGAGCTGACCTTTCTAAACTGCATGACCTGACCGCAGCGGCGCTGTTCGGAAATTACAAGGGCGTTGATATCATTATAACTCATGCTTTCTTCCCTGTTGTCGCGGCTCACTTAAAAGCCGAGCAGGATAATATTCCTCTGTTTGGCTGGCAGGACGACGGCTGGCTTACCATGTGCAACTCCCCTACTGTCAACCACTCTGATGTGGTGAAATGGTTTGTGGACATGCGGAAAAAAGGATTTAAAATCAAGCAGGTGGGCCATGACCGCAAATTCTGCCGGGAATATTTCATCGGAATGAAGGAAGCGGGCTTCAAGATCATAGACCAGCCTCAATATTACTATAAAAAATCCGAAGGATTTCGGCATATAGAGCAGAGCGCCAAGAACGGCGCTCTTTTTTATTTGCACTCAGAAGCCTTCGAGTATTGTGTGGAAAACGTGTCCGCCGTCGAAAAGACGGACGACATGATCCAATACGACAAAGTACAGCCGGAACACCGCATCGATCTTTTTGACGCGTCTGTGTTCGCCTGTATTCGTTACCTAGAAAGCCTTGACAGAAGCAGGGCGGCAAAAAAATGGTGGGGTGAGACATGAGCAAAAAGAATAAAAGAAGCAGGCCGGCTCCCCGGGCTGAGCCCGCACAGAAACGCAGTATCGCGCTGGTAACACAGAACAAATGGGAAACCCTGGAGTGCTTAGGCTACACCAGTCTGGCGCAAAACCCGGAAATCTGTACAGCTGTGGACACAATTGCCAGGCTGATCGCAAGCATGACGATTCACCTGATGGAAAACACGGACGACGGGGACGTGCGGGTAAAAAATGAGTTAAGCCGAAAGGTGGATATCAATCCGAACAATAACATGACGCGTTCCAACTTTATTCACTGGATTGTGAAAACCCTTATGCTGGAGGGCAGCGGGAACGCTGTTGTTTGGCCTGAATACAAGCGCGGGATTTTACGGGATTTAAAGCCTGTTCCTCCCGCCTTTACCGCATTTGTGCCTGAGGGCCTTTGGGATTACCGGGTTGTGATCGCCGGGACGGAATACGCGCCGGACCGTATCCTTCATTTTGTTTTAAACCCAGGAAATTATTACCCGTGGAAAGGTGACGGCTATCATGTTGCTTTGGCAGATGTAGCGAATAACCTGAAACAGGCGTCCGCGACTGAAAAGGGCTTTATGTCCTCTAAGTGGAAACCGTCTATCATCGTCAAGGTTGATTCTCTAACCGACGAATTTTCGAACAAGGAAGGACGCGCAAAGCTTCTTGCAGATTATATCGAATCGAACGAAGCAGGAGAGCCCTGGCTGATTCCTGCGGATCAATTCAGCGTGGAACAGGTTAGGCCCCTTACCCTTTCCGATTTGGCTTTAGCGGATTTCGTACAACTGGATAAACGGACGGTGGCAGCCATTCTCGGCGTGCCGCCTTTTGTTTTAGGAATCGGAGATTTCCAGCGGGACGCATGGAATAACTTTATCAATTCCACCATCATGCCGATTGCCAAAAGCATCGAGCAGGAAATGACAAAAAAGCTTCTTTATGATCCCGCGTGGTTTTTCCGTTTTAACCCGTGGAGTTTGTATAACTATTCGATCACCGAGATGGTATCCGCCGGGGCGGAAATGGTAGACCGCATGGCGCTGCGGCGCAATGAATGGCGCAGCTGGGTAAACATGCCCCCTGATCCGGATATGAACGACCTGCTGGCGTTAGAAAATTATGTCCCTGCGGATAAGCTGGGAGATCAGAACAAGCTGAATGGAGGTGAAAACACATGACATGTGAACGCACAGCCCTAGTGAGAGACGGCGGATTTTCCACCCGCGCGGAAGACGGGAACTTATATATTGAGGGATATTTCGCCGTATTCGGAAGCGAATATAAAATGTGGGAAAACGCCATTGAAACCATTGACGAGGACGCCTTTGACGACACTTTAAATGGAGATATCCGGGCCCTAGTAAATCACGACACTACCCTGGTATTGGGAAGAACCACAGCTGGAACGCTTTCTCTTAGAGTGGACAAGACCGGTCTATGGGGTTCCGTCGCAATCAACCAGGCTGACCAGGACGCAATGAACCTTTATGAGCGCGTAAAGCGGGGAGACGTTAGCCAATGCAGCTTTGGGTTTGACATTATCGATCAAAGCACAGAGGTCATGGAAAACGGAACCACAGTCTGGAAGCTGAACAAGGTCAAATTGTATGAGGTTTCCGTGGTGACTTTTCCGGCCTATGAAGACACCTCCGTCCAGGCGCGCAAACGGGATTACGAAGAAATTCAAAAGAGAAAAAAAGAACAATGGCGGGAGGAAATGCTTATCCGCCTGAAAGGAGAAAAAAATGGCACTGAGAATACTGATGCTGAAAAGAAGCATTGACAAGAAAAAGGAAGAACTAGAGCTGCTCCGCAGCAAGGATTCGGAATTTGAAACCCGTGAGGCCGAGCTGGAAGCCGCTATCAACGAAGCTGAAACCCCTGAACAGGAGCAGGCCGTGAGCGAAGAGGTAGAAAAATTCGACGCCGACAAAAGCGCCCACGAGGAAGCCAAAAGCGCGCTGTCCAGGGAAATTGAAGGCCTGGAGGCCGACCTGTCCGCGCTGGAGGAAGACGCCCCTAAATTAGATGAAATAAAACCAAACCAAAAGGAAAGGACTGTAAATCATATGACTGAAATCAACATTCGCAGCCTGCCCATGAATCAGCGGGCGTTTGACGCGCTTTCTATGGAGCAGAGAAAAACCATCGTAGAACGTGACGACACCAAGGACTTTTTGACGCAGCTTCGAAGCATGAAGGGACAGCAGAGAGCCATTTCCGGCGCGGAGCTGACGATCCCGGTTGTATTCCTGGATTTGATCTCCGAAAACATGTACCGCTATTCCAAGCTGCTTAACCGTGTCAGGGTCCGCAATGTAACCGGTGAAGCCCGGCAGACTATTGCTGGAACTGTTCCTGAAGCTGTATGGACTGAGATGTGCGGCGCGATCAACGAGCTGTCTTTTGTATTTAATCAGGTGACTTTGGACGGCTATAAGGTGGCTGGATTTGTACCGGTGTGCAACAGCCTTCTGGAGGATAACGACATCAACCTTGCCAGCTGGATTGTGGAAATGATCTCCGAAAGCATCGGCCTAGCAATGGACAAGGCGATTCTTTACGGCAAGGGCGCAGCAGGCAAAATGCCGCTTGGTATTGTGACCAGACTAGCACAGGCCTCTAAACCCTCTGATTACCCCGCGAACGCCCCGGAATGGGTAGACTTACATACCTCAAATATTCTGAAAATTGGCGGTTCCAGTTCCACCGGCGCGGCGTTCTGGTCTGAATTAACCCTTGCCGCTGGAAATACCTTTACCAGATACAGCCGTGGAAATCAGTTCTGGGCTATGAACAGCAAGACTTATGCTCAATTAAAGTCTAAAGTAATTACCTTTACCGCTACCGGCGATATTGTATCCAATGTATTCGGCACTCTTCCCATCATCAACGGCGATATCGATATTCTGGAATTTATGCCTGACGGCGACATTGTAGGCGGCTACGGTGATCTTTATCTCTTGGCTATGCGCTCCGGCATGACTATTGAATCCAGCCGTGAGGTACAGTTTATCCAGGATAACACTGTCTTTAAAGGCAAGCAGCGCGCTGACGGTATGCCCGTGATTCCCGGCGCGTTCGTCGCTATCAATATCAATGATGAATCTGTAACTACCGCAATGACCTTTGCGGCCGATACCGCAAACGACGCGCAGCTTTCCGAGCTGGCTGTTGGCTCTGAATCCTTAAGCCCGAGCTTTGATTCCAATGTGTATTCCTACACAGTAACGGCTTCTGGAACCAGCGCAAAGGTGGAGGCCACCGCAACCCAGCCGGGCGCTCAGGTCACTGTTGCTTATAACGGAAAGAATGTCCGCAACGGCGGCACGGTAACCTGGACTGCTGACGGGAAAGCCTATCCATTGACGGTCACCGTGACCCAGGGCAACGCCGTGCGCGTTTATACCGTGAACGTCACTAAGGCGGCAGCAGGCTGATTTTAGGGGGGGATTTCCTTGACTGACGCTGATATCTTAACCATTTTAAAAACTGATCTTATGGTATCCAGCAGCGCTCTGGACACTTACCTGCAAACGCTTATTGCGTCAGCCAAGGATTACATCTCCACCGAGGGGATAACCTTGGCTGATTCGCAAAGCGACGGAATGTTGGTTGAAATGTACGCCGCTTATTTGTACCGGCGCAGGCGTGAGGAAAATGTTCAGATGCCCAGAATGTTACGCTGGGCACTGAACAACCGCTTGTTTTCAGAAAAGGGTGCGGTAAATGGATAGCTTGATTTATCTGATTTCTCAGGCGTACAGCCAAGATGATATTGGGCAGGTAATCGCCTCAGAAAGCAAAAATGAGGTCTGGGCAAGCCTACAGTCTATCACCCGGGCTGAATGGGCGGACGCGGGCCAAAATGGATTGCAGCCCCAGTTTGTGGCGGTTACTCCTATTGTGAATTACAACGGAGAGAGTATCGCTGAAATCAACGGAAAACGCTATGGGATTTACCGTACATATTTTTCGCCGGACAGCGATTCTATTGAGCTTTATCTGGAAAGAAAGGTCGGAGTGTAATGGCAAATATAAAAATCGACGATCTGGCTTCCACAATCGCAAAAGAATTAACCGAGTATAGCCAAGAGGTAACAGATGGGCTGAAAAAGGATATCCGTACTGTAGCTAAAGAATGCGCCAAAGAAATCAAAATCAACTCTCCCAAGGATACCGGAGAATACGCTAAAAGCTGGGGCACAAAGGTGCTTTACGAAGGAACTGATGATATTCGAATCTCAGTTTACAACAAAAAGCATTACCAGCTGACGCATCTTCTGGAATACGGGCACGAACTGAAAAGCGCAAGCGGAAAAACCTTAGGTACAGTTGGCGCAAAACCCCATATTCGCCCCGCTGAACTGAACGCGGAAAAAAAGCTGATGAAAAAAGTGAAGGTGACGGTGCGTGGTGATAACTCTTGAAAATATAAAAGAGATTTTGGAAACAAGCGGACTTCCGGTAGCTTACGGATTTTTCCCGGAAGACGCAGCTCCGGATCTTCCTATTTTGGTCTATCAGTCGGTTTATTCTAACAACTTTGCGGCAGATAACGTTGTCTATAAAAAGTTCGACCACATACAGATTGACTTGTATACAAAATTGAAAGACCCGGCAACAGAGGACAAGGTAGAAAAGGCCTTGTCCTCTTTTTATTGGGAAAAAAGCGAGGAATACAACGATACAGAAAAAACGTATCGAATCATTTATGAAATTGAGGTGTAAAAAATGGCAGGAAAAGACAAGGTTAAATTTGGTATTAAAAATGTGCATTACGCGTTATTGACTGACGAAACTACCCCCACATTCGAAACTCCTGTTGCCATTCCAGGAGCAGTGAGTTTTTCTTTAGAGGCAAATGGAGACAGTTCCCCGTTTTACGCCGATGATATGCAGTATTTTGTCACTGTTGCCAATAACGGGTATACCGGGGATTTGGAAATGGCTTTGTTCCAGTCTCAGTTTTTGGAGGATATCTTTGGATATACGGCTTCTGAAAAGGACAAGGTGGTAACGGAAAACGCGAAGATCCAACCGAAACCGTTCGCACTGTTATTTGAAGAGGAAGGAGACGTTAACGGCACTAAATATGTGCTGTATAACTGCATCTGCACCAGGCCTTCCCGTTCTCTGGCTACTACCACAGAGACCACCGAACCGCAGACCCAGACCGTTAGCGTAACAGCCTCTCCTCTGTCTGACGGAAGAACTATGGCTTATACCACGGACGAAACACCGGCTGAAGTTTTGACCGCATGGTACAACGAAGTATGGCTTGCGGATACAACGGGAGGCGCGGGCTGATGGAAAAAGTAATCAAAATCGATGGAAGGGACGTGGGGTTTAAGGCTACGGCTTTGACCCCACGCCTTTATCGTCACAGAATGGGCCGGGACATTATCCAGGATCTAAACAAGCTGAAAAAAGCGTACAACAAAGCTTTGTCTCTGCCGGATACCGCCACCGATGAAGAAAAAGAGGACGCTCAGCTTTCCAGCCTGGATCTGGAGATTTTTGAGAATGTTGCTTACATCATGGCCCGCCAGTATGACGCGAATATTCCGAATAATCCTGAGGACTGGCTTGACGAGTTTAAGACATTTTCAATCTATGAGATCCTTCCAAGCGTCCTTGAGCTTTGGGCTATGAACGAAATGCAGACCGCAAAGCCTAAAAAAAAATAATTCCCCGGGACCGTGAAATGAACGGTTCTATTTTTATGCTCAGGTGCGCCGAGCTTGGATTATCAAAAGAGGATTTAGACGATATGACCGTAGGCATGGTTTATGATCTGACCACAGAACAGGCCAATGACAACGAGAAATATCCAATCAAAGGCGCGCCTGGTTCCATGAAACAGTTCTTTGCGGGAGGTGGAAAAATTGGCTGATAGAATAAAAGGCATCACGATAGAGATCGGCGGCGATACCACTGGGCTTTCGAAAGCGTTGTCCGGTGTAAACAAAGAGATAAAAGATACCCAGACACAGCTAAAAGATGTCAACCGTCTTCTGAAAATGGATCCTGGAAACACGGAACTGCTCAGACAAAAGTATGATCTTTTAAATAAATCAATCGACAGCACCGAAAAAAAGCTTGATACATTAAAACAAGCAGAGAAGCAGGTACAGGATCAATTCAAGCGCGGTAAAGTCAGCGAAAGCCAATACAACGCTTTAAAAAGAGAAGTGATCGCCACCGAAAGCAACCTTAAAAATTTAAAATCTGAAGCACAAAAAACGGATAATGCTATTCGTGGGATTGATGAGAAACCCGTTGAGGAGGTCGCAAGTGCTGCCGATAAAGCGGAAACCTCTTTGAAAGATGCGGGTAAAGAAGCATCTAACTTTGGAGACTATCTAAAAGCCGGAGCGATTGTCGAGGGTTCAAAAGCAATTATATCTGGAATGAAAGATATTGCAGACGAATCCCGTGAATATATGAAAATCATGGGAAGCCTGGAAATTTCAAGCCAGGCAGCCGGATATACTGCTGAACAAACCGCGTCGAGCTATAAAACTCTTTACGGCGTTTTAGGCGATGACCAAACAGCGGCCACTACTACCGCCAACTTGCAGGCACTAGGCCTATCTCAAAGCCAGCTAGACCAAATCATCAACGGCACCATTGGCGCTTGGGCTACTTATGGGGATAGTATTCCAATCGACAGTTTATCCGAAGCGATCAATGAAACTGTAAAAACCGGAAATGTCACAGGCACATTCGCGGACGTTTTAAACTGGGCCGGCACCAGCGAGGACGAATTTAACGCAAAGCTTCAAGCGGCGAACAGCGAATCGGAGCGGGCGAATCTCGTCTTGCAGGAATTAGCCAATCAGGGATTGATGGCTGCCGGACAAGCCTGGCAGGAAAATAATGAAGCCTTGTTTGAAAGCAACCAGGCTAATGCGGATTTTCAGGAAAGCATGTCAAAACTGGCAGAAGTTATAATGCCAATTGTTACGGAAATCACTCAAGCTGTCACAAAAATCATTGATTTTATTTTGCAGAATAAAGACGCGGTTGTCTCAGCTTTATTAGCGATTGGAACCGGCTTGGCTGTATTCAAAATTGTTGGTATTGTTAGTTCACTTGTTACCGGATTTCAAACGTTTTTCGGAGTTATCAAGTCTGGGCAAGGTGTAATGGCGGCGTTTAATGCTGTTATGAACGCGAACCCAATCTCACTAATCATTATGGCTATTGCCGCTCTCGTAGCGGCTTTTATTTATTTATGGAACAACTGCGAGGAGTTCAGGGAGTTTTGGATTAACCTCTGGGACACCATCAGCAGCGCGTTTTCCACTGTTTGGGACGCGATTGTGAATTTCTTTACCGTTACCATACCGGACGCATGGAACAGCGTCGTTGACTTTTTCTGGCAGGGATATTACACCTGGCAAAGTATCTGGCAGAGTATCGGGGACTTTTTCAGCGGAATCTGGGACGGGATCGTCAGCTTTTTCACTGAAACCATTCCCAACGCTTGGAACAGCCTGGTGGATTTCTGCTGGCAGGGATATTACGCTTGGCAGGAGGTTTGGCAAAACGTCGGCGATTTCTTCAGCGGAATTTGGGACGGAATCGTCGGATTCTTTACAGAAACGATTCCAAACGCCTGGAACGGCTTAATGGACATTTTTAATAAGATCGGAAGCTGGTGGTCCGGTATCTGGAACGGCGTAAGGGATACGTTCTCTAATGTATTTAACAGCCTTGTTAATATCGCCAAGCAGCCGATCAACGCCATTATCGGACTGATCAATGGAATTATAGACGGTCTGAACTGGATGATCGGAGGGCTTAACCAGCTTTCCTTTGATATTCCCGACTGGGTTCCCGTTTTCGGCGGCAAAAAATTCGGGATTAACATTCCAACCATTGGCAAAATCCCCTATCTCGCATCCGGCGGCGTATTGTCCCAAGGCTCCGCCGTAGTCGGAGAGGCTGGGCCTGAGCTTCTTACTATGATGGGAACTAAGGCGGTTGTTCAGCCTCTCACCTCTTCCACAACCACCAACACAAATTTAGGCGGTGTCAATATCGTCGTATATGGAGCTCCCGGACAAGACGTAAGAGAGCTGGCGGACATTATCATGGACGAAATGCAGTCTGCTACCATGCGAAAGGGGGCCGTTTGGGGTTGATTAATTGGTTTATTTTCGATGGAAAAAACAGCCGCGATTACGGGATCTATATCAGCGGAAGCGGCACCTTTAATGCTCCCGAAATGGATATCACAACGGTTGAAATCCCGGGAAGGAATGGCGATCTCACGATCAGCAACAACCGGTTTCGCAATATTACCGTCGAATATCCGGCGTTTATCCGAAAACAGTTTCGTCATAACGCGGCGGCGGCAAAGCTCTGGCTTTTAAGCAAAACCGGATACTGTATTTTAACAGATACCTATCACCCTGAGTTTTTCAGAAAAGCCAGATTTACCGGCCCAATGGATTTTGACACCCGGTTTTTAAACTACTCTGCGGAATTTACGGTTTCATTCAACTGTATGCCGCAAAGGTGGCTGGTATCAGGAAGCTATCCGATGACTCTTACAGCGCCTTATTCCTTAACTAATCAATACTGCCCGGCCCTCCCTCTGATTACCGTTTACGGCAATGGAGCGGGGGCCTTAACTATTGGCGGCAATATTATTCAGATTTCAGAAATCGATGAATACGTGACCCTGGACAGCGATACCCAAAATGCCTATAAGGGAACGGCAAATAAAAACAGCACGATCAGCCTGGCGTCTTTCCCGGTATTACAGCCCGGAAAAACAGGGATCAGCTGGAGCGGCGGGATCACGAAAGTTGAAATTACTCCAAGGTGGTGGACTGTATGAATCCTGTTCTATACGAAAGTACGGAAAGCACATTTGAAACAAACGGTTTAGGCGTGCTGTCTGATACGATTTCCTGTCAGGTAGTTGAGGAAAGAAACGGAATCTTTGAGATCACTCTGGAATATCCGTTGACGGGAATCCATTATCAGGAAATCAAACAGCGCCGGATTATTTTTGTAAAGCCAAATCCCTATGAGGATCCCCAGCCGTTTCGGATTTATAGGATTACAAAGCCTTTATCCGGAAAAATCACTGTTTACGCGCAGCACATCAGCTATGACCTTTCCGGAGTTCCGGTTTCCCCTTTTTCCTCCGGCAGCGTAACCGGCGCGCTCTCCGGGTTAAAAACGAACGCCGCCGTAACAAATCCTTTCAGCTTTTGGACGGATAAAACATCAACCGGAGATTTTGCCGTTACCGCGCCTACGTCTACGCGGACATTGTTAGGAGGTTCAGACGGTTCTATTTTAGACGTGTTCGGCGGCGAATATAAATTTGACCGCTGGACCGTGCGCCTTTATAACAATCGTGGTAAAAATTCCGGGGTATCAATCCGGTACGGAAAAAATCTTATGGACTTACAGCAGGACGAAAATATTTCTAATGTTGTAACCGGGATTTATCCTTATTGGCTGAGCAGTGAGGGAGAACTTACTGAGCTTCCTGAAAAAATTGTAAACGCCCCAGGCACCTATGATTTCACCAGAATTTCGGCAATCGACTTTTCCGGCGATTTTGAGGAAGCACCCACGGAAGAACAGTTGCGGGACAGAGCCAATGACTATATTTCCTCAAATAATGTGGGCGTTCCTACAGTCAGCATTACAGTTGAATTTCAGCCCTTAGAGCAAACGGAGGAATACAAGGATATCGCCTTATTGGAGCGCGTGAATCTGTGCGATACCGTGAATGTGGAATATTCCGAACTAGGCGTATCCGCAACCGCTAAATGCGTGAAAACTACTTATGACGCGCTGAAAGACAAATACATCAGCATTGAACTTGGGGACGCTAAAACAAATATCGCGGATACCATTATCCAGCAGCAACAGGAAATCAATGAAAAGCCCAGCGTATCATTTTTAGAACAAGCTGTTATCAACGCCACGAATTGGATTACCGGAAACAAGGGCGGTTATGTAATATTCCAGCGCAACGCAGACGGACAGCCCTATGAAATTTTGATTATGGATACCCCGGACATCAACACCGCTACAAAGGTATGGCGCTGGAATAACGGCGGTCTTGGTTATTCTTCCAATGGCTATGAAGGGCCGTTCGCAACCGCTATCACTCAGGACGGCGCGATTGTTGCAAACTTTATTACAACGGGAACACTGCAAGCCAATTTGATTAAATCCGGAATTATACAAAGCCGTGACGGGCGTGCGTATTTCAATTTGGATACGGGACAAATTGCGGCGACACAGTTAATTGCGCAATCTAACGCTTTCGGGCAATATTCAGCTTATATAGGACAGGCCCCACTACCGTCTGGGGGT